CGGCGAGCGCGATGGGTGTAACAGTGCCGTCGGCGGTGATCACCGAACTGTTCCCGGCGCCGGCGGCGCCGACCCATGCGTCGTAGCGGCGCGACACCGGGCACGACAGCGTCGCCGTCAGGCTCACCTGGCCGGCGCCGCCGAACGTGGCGGCGGTGATCCGGCAGCGGCCGATCGCGGCGGGCGGGGCGGCGTCGCCGCCCAGTCCCATGTAGAAGTAGGCCTCTTTGGTGTCGTTGGCGTACAGGAACGACCACAGGCCGGCGTCGTCGTGGCCCTGGTCCTGGAAGAACGTGGCGTTGATGGTGAACGACGTTTCGCCCGGATTCGGCGTCGTTTTCGCCGGCGAGCACCAGGTCGCCTCGACGGACTCGGTCGTCGTGTCGGCGCTGGCGTCGATGGTTGCTGTGCTCACCTGACAGCTCCACTGCGCGGAGGCGTCGGTGTAATCGGCGAGGGTGGCGACGTTCACGGCGACACCGCCCGGCGACTGCCAGGCGTCGCTATAGCCGAGGGCGGCGGTGTCCACGACGGAGAACGCCAGGACGCCGTCGGTGATCTTGAAACGCAGGGCGTCAGACATTGCTTGCTCCTATGGGGACGGGTGGGACGGTGACGGCGGTCGGCGGGGCGGGCGGGCACCAGGTGAGCGCGGCCAGTTCGACGTCGACGGTGAAGCTGTAGGCGGGCAGTTCGGTGACGTCGTCGGCCGCCCAGGGTTCCCAGGCGACGGCGCCCGGGTAGCACAGGTCGGATTCGGCGCAGGCGTCGTACACCTTGTCGAGCAGGTCGTCGAGCAGGGCGTGGGCGGCGCGGTCGGCGCCGTCGGCGACCAGGCGCACCGTGAACGTCGCCGTCCACGTCGTCTGATCACCCCAGCCCGCGGCGACGGTGCCGACGTACACACCGGCGAGCGGCGCCGGCCGGGACGGCAGGTACGGGTAGACGCGGCCCGGCCACACCGGCTCGAGCGTGACGGCCAGGTGCTCGCGGGCGTCGGCGAGGCGGCCCATCAGCCGATGCCTCTGCGGGCGCGGAACGGCGCCAGCTGGGCGCGGACACCGGCGAGGGCGTCGACGGACTGGGGACGCCAGGCGCCGGCGAGCATTCCGTCGATGGACGCCGGCGGAGCGTCCTTCCGGCGGTACAGCTCGACGGTCACCTGAACGACGGCGTCCTGCACTTGGGCGGGCGCCGTCGTCGGATCGTAGGCGTCGGCCGGGTCGCGGTCGAGGTACTGGTTGATCGACTGGCCGGCCGGGTCGACGGCGTCGGCGACGCGCGAGGCGTCGACGTCGCCGTCGGTCAGGCGCAGCTGCGCCAACGCCGCCGCCGCGACGACGTCGACGTCCCACCACACCGACACGTCCGGGGCGGTGACGGTCACGCCTTCGACTTTCTCCCGGCCGACGCGGTGGCGGCGACGCCGGCGACCCACGCCGTGCCGTCCCAGGTGGCCTGACCGGCGGTGCCTGCCGTGGCGGTCTGCACGTATTCGCCGGTCGTCCACGCCGTCGCCGGTGACGCCGTCACCGACCCGGATTGCAGGGCGGCGACGTCGGCCGGCGGTGTCGACCCGGCCGGCGTCCACGTTCCGGGTGTGCCGGCGGTGGCGCCGGTCGCCGGTTCGGCGACGTCGGGCGGGTCCGGTTCGTTGCCGTCACCCGACAGGCCGTCGACGCCGACGACGTACGAGTTGACGAGCGGTTCGTCGATGACGTCGCCGTTCGGGTTGCCCGGGTCGCTCACGGCGTCGCCGTCACCTTCTGCACGCCGGTCGGTTCGATCACGACGGTCTGGAAGTCGCCGGCGTAGCCGACCTGCACACCCCACACCGACGGCTCGTTGACCTGCATGGCGCCGTAGCGCATCTCGAACACGCGCACGGCGGCGGTGTTGATGACCAGGATCGTCGAGGCGGGCAGGCCGGCCGACATGACGACGGAGATCCCGGAGATGGCGCCCATCGCGCCCTGACCGAACGAGCCGGCGGCGAACCCGGACCCTTGCGCGTTCGTCGGGTTGACCGGTGCGAACAGCGGCCCGATCAGGCCGAGCATGTCCGGGGAGACGGCGAGCACCAGGCGGCCCGAGCCGCGCATGCCGTTGTAGGCCGCGGCGGCGGCGCCCCACAGCACTTTGGCGACGGCGTCACCGTTGGCGCCCGACGCGATGGTGCCGTCGGCGGTGCTGCCGGCGATCAGGGCGGCGCCGCACGCCTTCTCCGACTCGATGGCGTACTCGGTCGCCAGGTCGGCGATCACCATGTCGAGGATCTGCGGCGTCGTCCGGGAGATGTTCTGCTTCGACACGTTCACATAGCCACCCAGCGTCGGCGCCGTGATCGGCGTCGTCGTCACGGTCATCTTGCGTGACGCCATCTCGGCCTTCTCGGCGGTCTGCTGGGCGACGAGGGTGTGCTGCGTCACCCGGGCGTAGGCCCAGGCGCCGGTCCCCAGGTCGGTCGGGCCGATCGCCGACACGATCGGGCGGGCGGCGTCGACCAGGTTCACGACCGGCTCGACGATCGTCACCGGCAGCAAGCCGGGGTTGTCGGCGAGCACCTGGTGGGCGGCGGCCCGGTTGTAGACGGCGAGGCGTTGCTGGGCGTCGGGTGCGCCGAGCGCCCCGTAGTAGACGTCGGCGACGTACTGGCCGGCCGAGCGGTACTCGACCGGTGCGTCGCCGGCGACGCCGGTGCGCACCGCGCTGTAGGCGGCGGTCAGGTCGGCCATGCGGGCCCGGGACTCGACGGCGATCCGGGCGCCTTCGCGCAGCGGCGCCATCAGCGTCTCGAGCTGCGTCATGCGGGCGTTCGCCCGGTTGTACAGCTCCAGCTCTTCGCTGGTCATGTCGCGGCCGGCCGACTGGGCGCCGGCGGCAAGCTCGGCTTGGAACGCGGACTTCTCTTCCAGTTCGGACTGGTAGCCGGCGAGCAGGGCGTCGGGTGCGGACATCGGGTGGACCTCCAACGGAAACGGTTGGTAGGCGCCTTACCCGCGGCGGCCGCCCCGGCTGGGGGCTGTGTGGCCGGTGATTCGCAGCGCTACGACTGGGCTATCAGGGCGTAACCGTAGCGCGCGGCGAGAGCGGCCAGGTGGACGTGATCGAGGTTGGGTGTCGGCGCCCCTGGGGCGGCGGGTGACGCCGCCGCACGGACGGCGAGCACCTTGGCGTCGGCGTACGCCGGGTACGGCACCAGGGCGATGTGGTCGAGGTAGCCAGACGTGATGCGCCGCGACTGGCGATCCTGCGACCAGTGCTCGCCGCCGGGCAGCGGCGCGAACCCGATCGACGCGTCGAGGATGCCGTCGTCGGCCCAGTCCAGCGTTTCGTCGCCGAGCGGACCCCGCGAAATCTTCAATGCGGCGCGCAGGCCGTCGGCGCGGTCCGTCAGCCGGCGCACGATGCCGACGATCGGACCTTTGGCGCCGGTGACCGGGTCGTGGTCGCGGTGGGCGAGGCGTTTGCGGTTGCTGGTGACGGCGCCGGCGAAGGCGTGCGGGGCGATCGTCTCGCGCACCGCCCGGCCGCGGTGCTCCACGGTCGTCTCGACGTCGTACGGCACGGCCAGCACCTCGATGACGCGTTCGGGGTGGTGCACGGCGACGGTCGCGGCGGCGCGGAACTCGATCGGTGCCAGGTCGGTCATAGCGTCATCCCTTCCGGCGGCGCATCCTCGGTGAACGCCGCGGCCTGGCCGTGGTAGACGAACCGTTCGATGCGGGCGACCTGCTCGGCGGTCAGGACACCGATCGACGTGAGGATCTGCCACGTCTGGGCACGTTCGAGCGGGCCGGGCTGCACGTAGGCGTCGCGGTTCAGCTCGACGGCGGTGCCGCGGGGCAGCGCCCACCCGGACATGGCGCCCATCACGATCGACGCCCGCGGCCGCAGCCCGGAACGCCAGTGGTAGTCGAACAGCGAGTTGACGTTGCTGTACGTCATCGAGTCGCCGCCGCTGGGCAGGCCCATGAGGAACGGTGGGACGCCGAGCATGACGCAGATGCGGCCCTCGTTGGCGGCGAGCAGGTCGACGAGCGCCATGCGTACCGGGTCGATCTGGGTGCCTTCCCACTCGACGCCGCCCGACAGCACCGCCGGCAGACCGAGATTCGACATGCGTGCGTCGAGCCACTGGGCGCGCAGGCCGTCGGCCTGGGCGGCGGTCAGGTCGCCGGGCGCTTTCAGCACCGACGACGGCACGCCGCCCGACGCGGCCAGGTTCGTCGCATACCGTGACAGGACGTTGGCGGCGAGCAGCCGGGGCCGGGTGACCTCGAGCGGGCCGTGACCCCGGGCGTCGCCGACGCGGGACTGGTAGCGGATGTGGAGCATGTCGCCCTCGGGCACGTCGGCGCCGCCGATCGTGTAGCGGCGCCCGGCGTCGGCCCAGTCCGACTCGACGAGCCACGGCGCCACGACATGGAACCGGGCCGGCCAGCCCCGGCCGTTGTCGTAGCGGGCCGTGCACAGCACGAACGCCTCGCCCAGCTGGAAGTCCCAGAACAGCTGCTTGGCGAACTCGGTCCAGTCGTTGTAGACGTCGGGATCCGGGTTGGTCAGCCATCCGGCGTCGAGGCTCGGCGCCGCGCCGGTCAGGTACGGCGGCATCGTGGCGAGCAGGTTGGCGTTCAGGTCGACGCAGCCCCAGGCGACGTCGCACAGTTCCTCGAGGCGGGCGGCGCCCATCGCCCACGACGTCGCCCAGTCGGCCGGCCACCCGGACCACGGCGACGGCGGCGGGACACCGGTGCGGGGCGGGCCGACGGGTGGGGCGTCGACGAACTCGACGCCGTTCGGGTCGCCGGGCCGGTAGTCGGGTGGGCCGACGGTGGCCGGTGGGACGTCGGCCGGGTCGTTGCCGTTCGGGATCAGGTCGGTGACCGGGTCACGCGGGATCAACGCCCGTGACTCGTAGCGGCCCGACGACGGCGGTCGGATCAGGCCCACGGACCCGCCACGTTACCACCCGGTAATGTCGCGGCGCGATCTATCGGATCGCCGGCACCGGCGGCGTGACCTGGGCGGCGTCGAGGGCCCACAGGGTGGCGCGGAGCAGGTCGGTGCGGGCGTTGTTGTTGACGAGGCCGAGGCCGCCGCCGGCGAGGTTGTGGACGCGTGCCCGGATGATCTGGTCGTCCAGGTCGACGGTGCCGTCATGCACGACGCGGCGTTCGGCGGCGAGGGCGCGCAGCAGGACCAGGCCGCGGCCGGTTTCGGTGGTGCCGGCACGCTGGGCGCCGAGGCGGCCGGGCAGGTCGGCGGGCAGCTGGTTGTTCATGCGGGCACCGACGATGAGGCGGGCGCCCGGGCGGGCGGCGACGAACCCGCGGACCAGGTCGATCGCCTCCGACCACGACTGGCAGGCGCGGCCGTCGACCTCGTACCGGCCGTCGCCGTCGCCGGCGACGAACGCGGCGGCGGCGCCGGTGCCGCGGTTCTCCTCGAGGGCGACGATGCCGGGGCCGTCATACGAGGCGAGTGCGCCGGCGCACGCCGCCCAGGCGGCCGGCTCGAGCAGCGGTTCGCCGTGGCCGGCGCGGCGGCGTACGGTCGGCCACCGGTTCAGCCATTGGGCGGCGAACGCCTCGAACGGGTCGGGTTCGTCCGGGTCGTCGGTCTCGCCGGCGCGGGCGGCGGTGAGGCGTTGGCCGATGAGGCGTTGGCGGCGGGGCGTCCAGTGCGGCGACGCCTGCCGCCAGCCGGCCTCGTCGTCCAGGTCGGCGCCGGGCGGCGCGGACCATTCGATCCACAGGTCGGCGTCGGTGTTGCCGAGCTCGGCGACGGCGACGTTGCGGCGGGTCACCATCAGCGCGGTCGCTTTGCGGTGCGCCGTCGAGACGAGCCACAGCTGCGAGGCCGGTAGCTCGACCATCGTCGGCACCAGGCCCTCCTCGATGATCGTCGCGGGGACGGCCCACGCCTCGTCGACGACGGCCATGCTGGCGGTGAGGCCGTAGACGGACTCTTTCGCCTTGACCAGCCACCGGGAGCCGTCGGCCAGCAGTTCGATCTGTTCCTGGCCGTTGGCGTCGCGGACCTTGTACACGTCGGCGAACGCCTCGCCGCGCGCCCAGCGCCGCGCCGGCCGCTGGATCTCGACGCAGACCGGCAGGTCCTTGCCGGTGTGCACGACGGTCTGGACGTCCCAGCGGCCGCCCTGATGCATGCGCCACAGGCACGCCTCGCGCATCAGGTAGGACTTGCCGACCTGGCGGGCGACGGTCAGGTCGCAGGCGTCCCAGCACAGCAGGCCGGCGGCGTCGTGCTCGAGGGCGCGGGCGGCGTACAGGCGTTGCCACCAGCGCAGCGGCCGGCCGGTGCGCTCGAGGGCGTACGCGGCGAGCTGGTCGCCGTAGCTGCCGACGGCGGCCGGGTGCGGCGGTGTCATCAGCCGGGGCCAGGTGGCGTCGGCCGGCACGTCACGCAGCGCCTCCAGCCAGTCGACGTCCCAGATCGGGTCGTCGGCCGGCCAGCCGTCGGCGTCGTGAACTGGTGCGGCCGGCGCCGGGGAGGGCGGAGGTGCGATCGGTGGCGCCGGCCGCGGTCCCCTGTACCCGCTCAGGATCGCGCCCTGACGTCGGGCGCACGTCGCACACGACGGCCGCAGCGTGCAGCACCCGGTGCCGTCGACGTGGGCGTGCCGTGACACCGGCGGTACGTGGTCGGCCTCGGTGGCGACCCGGCACCGGCAGATCGCACACATCGGGCCGTCGGCCAGGATGCGGGCACGTTCCCTGACGTAGCCGGGCGTCGCGTACGCAGGGGACGTCACAGACGCCAGTTTGCTCCGTCGGTCCCCGTTCTACCGTCGAGGCGGTTGCGGGCCGCTACGGGCCGACTGGGCGCCGATCAGACGATTTGGGAACGATCGACGGTGAACGACCCGAAGAGGGGGGGAGGGAGCCTGAC